GTCGATTTTCTCCCACGCCTTTATGGTCATGGTGATCGATTTGGTTGCTGATTTGCGCCCCGTGCCAGTTCCTTCGGGGCGACCCGCGCCCTTCCTCGCCCCGCCGTGCGTGTTCGTTTTCTTTTTCATAGAACCTCCCCGTTGATGGTTAGTTTTCAAAAAGCCCTACAGGGACAAACTGAACGGATTCGTTGCGGAAATGCAGAACTCCACGAATGCCGTCCTGCCTCGCCCAAGGAAGGTTTTCGTATTGGTTGAAAACATATGTGTTCTTGCGGGTCTTTATGAAACCGGCGTTTCCATTGAAATCATGTCCGCCTGCTTGTTGGATTTTTTCTGGTTTGCTCATGGTGTTGGTTGGTTGGTGGCGCGGGGGTCGAACCCGCGCCGTGGTTGATTAGGCAAGGGCGATGTTGTGGCGATGCTTGAAGAGGGTGCAGACCATTTCGCGAGCGACCTTTTCATGTCGGTCTCGGATGTCGTTATGGTGAATGACCTCGATCTCGAAAGGAAGGGATGACTGAAGTTGAGCCGCGCCTTTGGTAGCCACTTCTTGAGTCCAGTAGGACACCCCCCGATTCCAAGTGCCAGAGAAGTTGAACCCCTCACCTTGACGGGAGATGGTGCTGATCTGACCTTTCACCGCAAGGGTGAATCCTTGCCCAAGGAGCATGGATACAGATTTGTTGGCATTAATTTCGCGAAGGTCGCGGATGAAATTTTTGAGTGATGTGCGGTGGATATTTTGCATTTTTTTGTTTGGGTTTTTGGTTTTTTGCCGGTGGCGTTGTGCCATCGAACTTCGACCAATCTACACCCCTCTTGATTATCGTCAATGCTTTTTTTCAAGATTTTTTGATGCCCCGCAGAACCGCATAAATACAGGCTCGGCGTGAGGCCAGGACATTTTTTGAAATTATTTTTTCACAAATTCCACCACTTTTCCGCATCCCGCCGAGAGACCAAATTTGCATAGGTTTTGTAGAGTAATTTTGGTGACTCATGCCCCATCTCAAACGAGGTCTTCGCGGCATCGCGGAAATGCGCGAGGTGGTAGCTTGCGAACGAGTGGCGAAGCGAGTTCTTGAGCCATTCCTCAATGCCGAGGAGGGCGCAAACTTGTTTGAAGCAGTTCGCGAATCTTTTTTTGCTGGAACCGGCGAGCAAGTCTCCATCGAGGTCTTGCGCCATGTGCCTTTCAAATGCCGGTTGGATGGTGATGCTCCTGGGTTTCGCGGCGTCCCCTTGCTTGGAGTCGGATTTGCGGACGAGGATTTCCTTGTACTGCCAATCAAACGAAGCGTGATCCATGCGGGTCATTTCAATGGAACGGAGACCGGCAAACCCGCCGCACACAAGGTAGGTTCGGAACCATTGCGGGAACTCGGTCTTGAGCAGGATCGCCATCTGGTCGGGCGTAAGAATCTCGACCCTGCCATCGTCACGCGCCGGTGCTGTAAAGAATGGGTTGTCGCGGCACACGGCGCGAACCCCGTGCCACCTGTAGAGTGACCGGCAAACCGCAAAGACATTGAATCGTCCACGGGTCGAGAGTTCCAAACCGGCGACCCATCGTTTGGTGATCGCTTCATTCAAGTCCGCCGGTGCGTTGTTACCGAATCGTTCCACAAGCATTTTGATTCCCCACGCCAATTGCCGGTGGGTGTCTTCAGCAACCTCGATTTTTTTTTCGGCAAGGAACTCGGCGGCGAGATCGCGGATCGTATCCCCTCCCCGCTTGCCGGTCTTCTTTGAGCCGAGGGAGTGAGCAATGGCAATCTCCCCCGAGGCGCGCAGGGCGTCCGCCTCGGTTCGGAAAAACCGGCGGGATCGTTTCCCGTGGAGGGATTGCGGCACATCGACAACCCATCGGTCTTTGGAGGCGTCGAACTTGGGAGCAAGCAGTCGATACTTGGGCGTTTTCATGTGGCGGTGACACTATGGTGACACTTTGCCTGTTTTTGTCAATTCATGCCATGACGCGCCGGTGCTTGGCATTTGCTTGCCGATCCTTTGCTGGAGAGGGTTTGCGGTATGGTGTGCATACAGAGGGGGAACCCTAAAAAAGAGCGGAGAGGGTGGGATTCGAACCCACCTTTCTTATCTGTAAAGTGTCACCAAATAGGTGCTTGGTGACATTTTTGCAAAAATTAGGATGTAAGGATGTATGGGAAGGTCGAAACCTTGTGCCTCCGCATTTCGCCGTCAAGGAGGGCATAGAATGAATCCCATTGCAAAGGAGGGATCGTTTGACACCCCGCCGAGGATGTCGTGTTGATTCCGCCTCGGTGGATGTTTATCGCGATGCCTTCCGATATTTCCGTCTCGCCGTCCCGCCTCACCGGCAATGCTTCATTCGGGGTTGCCGGTCGGAATGCTGGGTAGGGATTCCCTCGGGAAATGCCGTGCATCCCTCGCCGGTATGGGTAGACCCCTTCGACGAGTGAAGCGATCCCTATGCGAGTCACCGATGGGTCGGTGTTGCCGTTGAATGCCGCACAGACCGGCGAGTTTGACCAGACAAAGATTGCATCGTCGTAGATGCCTCGGTCGTTTTTGTTGGGGTCTCCCATGCCCTGGAGGTAATACCCGCGAATCCCTACCACCACCACAGGCGCATCGACATTGTGGCGGCGGATGATTTTTTCGACCTCGGAAGAGGCAAGGCGAGGCTTACTTGGGGGTAGCATCTTTTGCGACGATTAAGCCCCAACCGGCGGTCAACGAGGTGACAAGCATTCCGAAGTCTGGCAAAGTGCCGGTGGAGAGATATTGCTGTGCGGCGGTCGCAATCGCGACAACAAGGGTGAGTATTCCGAGTGTGGTTGTTTTTGGGTCTTTCATTTTTGGAGTCCTTTCAAATCGGGAAGTTCGTAGCAGAAGTTCCCGTATTGGGTTTCGATGCAGAATCGAGGTGTTTGCACACCCGCACAAGAGCAAAGACTGAAAGCAACGAGTGCAACGAAAATTGCGATGACAATTGCGGCGGCGAGATTTTTGGTTTTCATTGAAGTTTCCTTTCGACTCGTTCCATGACCACAGAGTTTCTGGCAATGGTATCGTGTGCGGTTTTGACCAACTCGGTGATCTCTTTGTTTGCGTTTTTGAGATGTGCGATGAACTCGTCATTTTGGTGCTTCATCTCCCCGCGAATGATGCGGACTTCATTTGCAAAGTAGCGAAATAGAAATGTTGAAAATGAAACCCCAATGATGAGGAGTGCGACAAAAATCCATCGGTCGGATTGTTGGGCGGCATAGTCGGTGGCTCGGATTATTGCGTCATTCATGTCATTTTGGATGGGATCGCGGCGTTGAGGAATGTGGAAGTAACTACCCCGTTTGAATAAACGATATTGGCAAAAGCAAAAAGGTAGTCGGCTGGATTTGAGACCGGCATCGATCCTGTCCAAGTCACTCCGTTGTTGGTTGTCGTGACCGCAGACCAGATACGGGCAGTTGGGTTGGGTTCTTTTTCTGCTTTCCAGAATTGCACGCTTGAAATTGCAATCGTTGTGTCTGGTCGCACATTGAATTGCGGAGTTCCTGCATTGAGTGACAACCAGGCAGATGGTTTCTTCGGCCAAACAATTGCCGTGCCTTTCACATATTTATCGATCCACAATTTCGCGTTGCCCACATTGATTGTAATGTCGTGCGCCTTGTTTGGTTCGTGCGAAAAATCCCACGGGATTCCACTCGGCATCCGTAAGAAATTGTCTTCTCCGCGATCTTGTTGCCCGTGGTATTCGGAGGTTCCGTTGATCCACAAAAAGGGAACCACACAATCTTTGGCGTAAGCCTCGGCGGACGGCGCATTGAGAAACGAATACTCGCCGGTCTGCATCGTAGGCTCTACATACGGATTGTTGTACTTCCAAACGCTCCGATCTCTCCAGTATACAAGATTGCCGCACCCAAAGAACGACACGATTGCTTTCAGTCGCGCCTCGGTTGCAAAGTTCCATACCATAGTCCCCCCCCAAGAATATCCCCATGCGCCAACTTTTGCCGTGTTGATTTCTGGGCGCGTCATCATGTATTCAAACGCTCGCCGCATGATGCAGTTCCAAAGGTATTCGTCGGTTTGCTTTGGGTCTGTGACTTGTTGTCCCGTCGAATCATTGGTGTTTTTGATGCGGTATCCCCCAGCAGTTGTGCGGTGATTCCCGTAAGCCAGAGCAGTAGGATATTGCGTCCAATAGGGAGGGTATCCAGATTGTCCTACAGGGTTGCCTCCGTAATCGTAAGAGAAAGTTGCATAACCATCAGAATTGTAATCGGTGTGAGGGTTTGCCGTCGAAAGCCACCCATCGGAAAAGAAGATGCACGGGAGATTTGTTTGCCCGTCTGGGTAAGCGTAAAGACAATAAATCGGAAAAGTGTAACCGAATATCGTGATGTCTATGTAAAGTTGGATCGTTCGGATGCCGCCTGTGACAGAATTGGAAAGAATCTGAACATTGAAAGGAGTGCCGGTTGGATTGAAATCGCACATCCCCGATGACTGATCGAACAGGCTTGCCGCACTTGGAACGATGTTTGAGTTGTCGATCTGTTTCCACGATCCAGCAGATCGATACACCAGACCCCCTTGCCCGAATCCTTTCGAGTCCGCGCAGAAAACAGCTTCTCCGTTCGTGCCTGTCTTTGGAAGTCGCTTTGTCGAGTATTGATCGAGGTTTGCTGTTGACGGAGATAGGAGTGAAGAACCAAAAGCAATTGGCATATTACGGGGTGGACAAAGTCCATCCTTTGGCAGTTGCTATGGAAGGCGTGTCGGATGCCGTCCCGAAATTGCCGGTCTGGTTGCAGGTTTTTCCTGTACCGGTCGCAGACAGATTCCCATACAAAATATCCAATGCCGTCCCGCTCAAGTAACAATTGGAGAAATCCACACTCGTATTGATTCCTGTGAGTGTTACGGATTTAAGGGAATTGCACCCCGCCGCAAACGATGTCATGTTCGTGCAAGCCGAAAAATTGCAGGTTTCCAATTTTTCAAGTGCCGTGCATCCAGAGAACATGGAAGAAGCGATCGTCAGCAGAGGAATGCTCCAGAGTGAAATGTCCAGATTTTGCAAATTGGTGCAACCGGCAAACATGGAATTTGCGTTGGCATTTTTTGCCATGTTCCAATTTCGGACATTGAGCTTTTCTAAACTGGAGCAGTTGACAAAAGCGTTTTCAGTTGTAATGACATTGCTGGTATTCCAATTTGTAACATCTAAAAACTGCAACGATATGCAGTTATAGAATGCAAAACGAATAGATGTATTGCTTAAAAGATTCCAATTTGAACAATTGATTTGAACCAAAGATTTGCACTCCCTTGCAAAATTCAACATGGTAGTAACTGCGGAAGTGTTCCAAGTTGAACCATCTATGTATTGCAATGCCCAGCAATTTTGAAACATCGATTGCAGACTATTGATTGCCGCCATGTTCCACGCCGAGGAGTTAATGGATTGCAACGCATTGCAATCAGCAAACATATTTGTGCAAGCATTCATTGCACCCCACGCATTTATCGTGACCCTTTCGAGGTAGGAATGCCTCACCGATCCCCCGCCTACCAGCAACGAGCATCCTCCTGTTGCCGTCAAATTTGGCAAATTAAAAACGATGTCAAGCCACCCAGAACTATACTGCTGGGCAATTGTCGGAGTGGACACCTTGTTGCTGATCTGACAATATATGAATTTCGATCCAGTTGCAGGAGTAACTTTGACAATGGCTTGCCGGTAGCCTTGAGATGTTGTTGTTGATGAACTTGTCCCTGCCCACGAAAAATTGTGGTTGACGATAGTGTTAGAAGTCGCGGTTTCTATGGCACTTCCATCGCCCCAATCGATTGTGTATGTACCAGTATCTGTCCGCATCAAGATCGCGCAGTAATTAGTGCCGCTTTCAAAGACCGCATGAATGCCAACAAACCCATCTGCGGGAACGGATGGCAATGGCAACCAATCGGTGGAGCGTGTCCACTTGGTATCTGTGGCAAACAATGGAGTCGCTCCAAGGTAGGCTTTTATGTAGTCCGCCATGTTATTTGATGAAGTAAATCGTGTTTGCGTCTTTGGTCACAATGGCATCGTATTCGGCTTGAGTGATGGCGCGGATCGTGTTGACCGGCGTGGTATCAGAAGTCGTTTTCCCAACCTTGTTGTTGAATGCAGACCAATCGGTCGAAGATAATGCCCCGCTTGCCGTCGAGGATGCCGTAGGAATCGAGATTTGTGGCGATGTGCCTCCCGATGAAGCTAACGGAGCAGATGCCGTTACAGCAGTCACTCCCCCGCCGCCGCCCCCGCCAGATGAAGGTGGAACAATAAATCCCATAGTTAGCCCTCCAAAGCGTAGAATGCCTTCCCCGCCGCCGAGCAGATGATCCGCACCGCCCCACTTGGGATGAAATCACTTTCAGCAACATACCCACCGCCGTTTGCAAAGAGTCGGATACCTGTGCCAACGGAAGGGATCACGCCAATGCCGAGCCACATATCGGTGTCCGAATTGTTTTGAACCAGCAAATAGCTTCGTTTTTGATCGGTAAATATCTGTTGGGCAGTATTTGCCGAGGTGATCGACAAAGTAGATGCCACCGCCACGGGAGCGGAATTCTCGTCGTAGATTGCCATTTTACTTGGGTTTGGGTTGAGGTTCTGGTTGAGGTTCTGGTTCTGGGGCAACCATTGTGGTGTCATCTAATTCACCAGACTGATCTGGCGTGGAGATGATTACGCTTTTGGTTCCTGTGAAATATGTTTCGATTTTCATAATTAAAAAACCTGATCTGGATCGTAAGGTGTTGTGGGGTTTGTCTTTGACCACTCGGCGTAAATCGCAAGCCACCCCCCGCTCATGTCTTGGTTGGTTCGCAAATCGACAAAGACAGCACCGAAATCGCCGGTTTGCAAAATCACGCAAGAATGTTCAAAGTTAGAGTATTGTGCAGAAATTATATTCATACTTTGGTTTCTGTTAGATAGAGAATTGCCCTTGCGTTGCCGTTGAAATCAGATTTGGTGTTTCCATTCAGCATCAAATTAGTGGTGGCAGTTGTATCGTTATACTTCCACATTCTAACTGAATAAATAATTGGAGCGGGAGTTGTTGGAGCAGTATAAAACCCTTCAATGAATTCAACATTTGGGGCGGTTGCCGTCGCACTTGAAAGGTAGCGTTGAATGGAAACGAGCGTAGTTCCCGCGAAGATCGCCAACCCGTAATTCAGATTGGCGACTGACGCATGAAATTTTGCGCTAAATCTCAAATAGATTAAAGACCCCGCAAGTGCGGTGTGCGCCGGTAAGGCAAGGATTTGCAATCCAATCGTGGTATCCACTATGCCAGAATATGTAGCATCTGGGAAATTTAAATTTGTGACAGCATATGGAGAAGAGGTCACAAATTTCTGCGCGATTTGCGCTCCTGCGCTTAATTCCCTGCCCGTGATGATCGCGGGTTGCAATTTTGCCGCCGTGATGCTGGCATCGGCAATCCTGTCAATAGGCAATGTGCCGGTGGTCAATTTTGCCGCATCCACCCCAGAGGCAATTTTGGAATTGATTACTGCGCCGTCTAAAATTTTGTCAGATGTTACCGCGCCGGTTGCTAATTTATTTGCATCGACGCAACCATTTTGCAATTTGGCGTTTGTGATATTCGCATCAAGAATCTTATTTCCGTTGACGCTATTGTTTGCCAACTTTTCTGTGGTGACGGCGGCATTGTCCAATTTGGAAGTCGTTATGGAAAAATCCGCAACCGATGCGGTTGATGGAAGTTGCCAAGTGACGACGCCAGCAGTCGTTCCCAGAACATATTGACCACTTGCGGGGTTGCCTCCGATTTTTGAAGTAGTTACCGAGGCATCGGCAATTTTTGCAGAGGTGACCGAGGAATCGGCAATTCGGTCTGTTGTAATAAGCGGCAAAGTTTGAAATGTAGCCGGTTGACCGGCGGCGGTTGCGGCAAGAAAATACGGAGGGGTTCCTGTTGCGCCGGTTGTTGAAGTAAAAGCCAACTGATTTGCCGCATTTGTCCCGAGGACTGATGATGGCAAAGGCGTGATCGCAGGCTGCGTAGTAACCGCATCGGTAAACCGAAGTGCCTTGTTAAGCCCTCGGCTCAACTCCTGCACCAGCATGGTTAGTTTGTCGAAAGCCCTTTCCAGAGTGCTTGCTGGCAATCGGTCTCCGGTCGTGAGTGAAACAAGTTGAGTCTCTGGAAGGTCTCGGACGATGGTGATTTTTGTGCTGGTCGGTGTTGCCGCAAAAATAGTGACGCTACCCCCAGAAGCAACTCCCGCGCCGGTTACCGAGTAGTCGGTGTTCAGCACCAAGGTGGTCAATACATTGGTGCTTGATAGCTTGGTGACAACGAGGTCGGTGTTGTCAAAGAAAATGTAGGGGAAAGGGCAAACTTGGTTCGCCGTGTTTGTCCCCGTGTAATCGACCTGTGATCCTGTTGTTGCTATAGCCATAGGGTGTATGCACACCTATCACAATGGAAGGTGTGTGCAATTGTTATTTTTCCAAATTGTCTTTGGTGTTTTTGCCGAATGTAAAAGCATCCACCGCCATATTGGAAAGCGATGTCGTTGCGGCAAGATTGTGGTTGAAGAGACCCATGAACGAAATGATCGCTTGAAGGTCTTTCATCATGTCTTCCACATCGCGCTCTCCGTTTAATGTGTCTGGCAATTTGAGCATGGCGCGAACCGCACGGGTCGGTGAAAGGACTGATCCCATCATGTTGTATTCCCCTGCGGCAACATACGCTCCTTCTTCAATTGCCGATCCGATGAATGGCAACCCGTAAAATGGCTCGGTCGCGGCGGCAAGTATCATGCGCTTGACAGACCAGTTGCGGTCATCGAACCACTCATCATCCTCCTCGTCTCGCGCATCTTTCCATGCGTTCCGAATCAATGCTCCAAAAAGCGTGTTCAAAATAACAAGACCGGCAATAGTTCTGGTGGCATCACCTTTGGATTTATTGGCAACGGCATATGCCGCGAGAGCAAGGTTTTTCCTCGCTTCCGAGGCGAATGCCCAACCAACTTTTGCGTAGGCATTGGTCTGGGAAAGTTCAAAAATCGAACGCGCCCCCATGCGTGTAGGTTGTGCGAGGCGGTCGGTTGCCCGTTCTGCAATTGTCGTTGCATACTCTCGCGCATTCTGGTCGGAGAACCCCATCTTTTTTGCTTGGGTAAAATGGTAATCGAATACGATGGCAAAAGTTCCCGCCGTCATTAGACCATCAGTTCCAGCAATGAGTCTTCCGATTCTTGCAACCTCGTATTTGAGTCGGTTGGGTTGTGTCGAGGCGAGACCCTCCAATGCCTGTTGCACAATTGGCGGCATCTCGCGGATGCGGCGTTGGATGTATGGCGAAGAAAGTGCCTCTCCCCAACCGAGGCGACCGGCAAGTAATTTGGAAAACCGCACCGCATAAGCCCCTGTGGGCATCTCGGCGATTGCCGCGCCAAGTTGTGTGCTTTGAATCAGCAGAGTCCCGAGGCGACCGACAAGTGCCATTTGCGCTCCTCGCCCCGCCATGCCGGTGATCTGTTTCGATAGGTCGAGTTGGTTGCTGGCATCCCTGTTGCCCCCTTGCGCGAAGAAATCGAGCCAGAGGTTCAAAACAACTTTTGCCTCCTTGCCTCCTTTTTCTTCAATGGCATCTTGCACATCTCTGTTTCGCAAGATGCCGTTAATCTCTGAAAGAACCGGCGCGTAAGCGATCCAATGCTCCATTTGCTTGGTATGGGCGATGAATGTCTGAAGGGCATCTCGGAATTGAGGTTCGGCGATTGCCATGCTGTTGCGAGTACGCAAAGAACCAGGACTTACAGAAGATGCTGATACAGCGGCATTTGTTACTGGGTCGTTGACCATTCCCATTGGGGCTTGCTGTGGCGCAACAATCAAGGGCGAGTAGAACTGAATTCGCGGGAGGTCGATCCCGTTTAGTTGCCGGTAAACCGAGTTGATTCGGTAGTATTCTGCATCGTAATTATCCAACAGAAACTGGCGGACTTCTTTTGCTTCTTCAGACAATGCTCCTTCGATCTGATCGATGAAATCTTGTTTGTATGACCACTTGGAAATGACATTGCCGTTCTCGTCAAAACGCCCCTCCATGTGCTTTTTGCCGTCCTCCTGCATCCACATCATCGTTGCTGTGAGTGCCTCCAGTTCCGAAAGCGGGAAACCATTCACAACCATGCTTGGTTGCGACATCTGCCAACGGAGTGCCTCGCCATCGAGTTTTTTCCCACCGGCAAGTTTTGTGAAAAGGTTTTCAATTGCCTCGGATTTTTGTTGAATCGAATCCTCTTTTCGGTTGTCGGCTCGGCGTTGCAAATCAGAAAGCCGGTTGGAAACTTCCGAATTGTTTCCAAACAGCAAGCCGGTGAATTGATCCCAAGAAACAAGGTTGAAGAGGGCATTTCGGAATTTCGTTCCGAGGCCGTTGTCTTTTATCGATTTCTCTTTTCGCAAATTGATATCGCCAGTTTTGCCGGTCGATTGGATCGCTTCCATCCGCCCCGCTTCCCTCTTCTGTCTTTTATCAATTTCCCTCGCTCGATAATCGGCGAATCCTTTTGCCCAAGTTTCGCGAAGTTCAACCACGGCGGTTGCTCGGCGATCTGAATCTGCATTCCGCCAATCTCCAACAAGAGTGACAAGTGCCGCCTCCTGTTTGAGTGCCGCCTCCACTTCTGCTGACAGGTCGCCGGTTGCCAACTTGTCATCGATTCCCGCGAGGTGTGCAGACACCTCAAGCGCATCAAAATCCCGTGCTTCTTTTAAGATTCCAAAAAGGTTTTGGATTTCCGCTCCGATGCCTTTTGGCTTTTCACCGGCTTTTGCTTTTTTCGGTTTGGCGCGTTCAAAAATTCGGTTGAGTTCGGTGTCGTATTCCTTGATGAGGTATCGTTCCAATTGAGCGTCCACCATCTCGACCCGTTTTACAAAGAAGTCGGCAAGGGCTTTCTCACCGCCGCCAATCTTGGTAAGGGTTGCGAACCCGCCAACTTTCCCGATGACCTCTCTTGGAAGCACCTTGAGCAACCCGTCGAGTTCTGCGACTGCTTGGGCAAGTTTTTCGTATTTCACCTTCTCCCTGTATACCGCATTGGATGCGACCCTACGCGCCTCGGAAACCTCGGAAACCTTGCGCTTCTCAGCGGAAATTTCCTGCTCCACCTTCTTCTTCCGCTCGGCGTATTTTTCGCGGATACCTTTTTCGAGAATCTTTGCCCGATCCTTGGCATCGGCGTTAAGTTGCGACTTGTCCTCGGGAGCGATGGCATTCTCGATGCGGGAGGCGAATTGCACGGCATTGTCTTGGAGTGCGCTTTGCACCTCGGCGATCTCCTCGGTCTCAATGTCTGCAAGGCGACCGGCTCGATCATCCTCCAGTTTCTCGATTGCCGGTGCGGGGTCAGAAACCGCCGCCGCCTTGATAGCATCGAGTGCCGCTTTGTTGTCCTGAATTAGTTGCAGAAACTTCAGCTTCGCCCTCTGGTAAACGGCAAGGCGACCCTCGGGGCCGCGTTTGACGGCATCCACGGCGGATGCGACTCGGTCGATTTCCCCTTGTTCGCGGATGCTGTAGAACGGGGTAGAGAGGTCGGGTGCAAGTTGATTTCGGAGGGCAAGGCGGTTGTTGTACAACTCCATTGCCCCTTCTTCGATTTGTGCATCCGTGATGTTTGGGATGAGGTTCATTGACCCTTCTGACGCAACAACCCCTCGGATGTGTTCGGAAAGCGTTTGGTCTTGGTTGTCCACTCGTCCTGTCAAATAATCCTCAACGGATTCAAGCATCATGCCGGTGGGGTCGTAATCCGAATCCTTGTAATCGACCGCCTCATCCACCTCAAAAGACTCATCCTCCATCTCCTGTTGTTGGGATTCGATTTTCTGGAAAAGGGATTCCAATTCGCTTTCGTAGGTTCCAATTCTTGGGTTGGTTCCTCCCGCCTCATACATAGCGTCCAGTTCTTGAGATAAGAATTTGATGCGATCCACATCGTTGTTTTCTCGGATGCTGTAGGAGAGATCGGAAATCTTCCCATCCCCGTATTGTGGGTCAGTTACAAAAACCACATTGCCTATCTGGTATGCTTTGGATGCTCCCGTGATTTGCTGACCTGTAGATCGGTCGTAGTAGTAGCTATGCCGGTCGGGATTGTATCCAACTTGAGTCCAACTATCCAAATCCAATGGCATAGATTGATCTTCTGCCCAATCTCCTTTGATAACAATGTGTGGGCCTTTTGCCCCTCCGAGTGCTATTGCCAGAGACTTTTTTTCGTTCAGCACAAACCTTGGATTGTCGATGGCGGCGGCGGCGGAATAGGCTTTTCCTTCTGGTGTGTCGATCACAACAACTCCCACCCCGTAGTCTGTCCATGCAGGAACATCTTGTCGGATGTTGACAGGTTGCCGTTCTGGTATTTCGGAAGCAGAAATTCGTTTATTCGGTTTTGATGCCGTTGCATTGTCCACCTCTTCCTGTGTGGGAAGGTCTTTTTCAGATTGAGGAACCGGCGCGAGTTGCGCGGGGAAATGCTCGTTGATTGCTTCCTCGATAACTTCCCGAGGAATGTCTTCTCCGTTCGACCGGCGTTGCAACAAATCCCGCACGATTGGAGAAAATGCGCGACCTTCTTTGGTTACTTCGACACTCTTCCACCCTTTGTATTGTTGAAGAAGTGGAGATGCTTCGCGAACAGAGTAAGAAACCGAATCTGCCGAGTTGTAAATTGCAACCGCCGATTTGACCTCTTCCTTGGTCAACCCCAAGGCTTGAAGTTGGTATTGATTGAGTTTGCTTAAATCGGCAACGATCTGCTCGATTCCTCGGGGTAATATGTTTCGAGCATCTCCAGCATCCCCTGTAGGACTGGAACTGACAGATACTCGTCCCCCTTGCTCGCCCTGTCCCTCGCTACCCATGCTGACAAGCGATCCGCTTGAGAGTCCCCCAGAGATTTCAGTCGATCCTTCGGCCATGCCGCCCTCATCCGATTTTGCAGATCGAGATTCACCGATGACGGATCGTGAGTTTGTGTCTCTGGCGTTGGTTCCAATTTTTGCATGAAGTTCGGGATTCCACTTCATGTATACCACAGAAGGTTTTTCGACGCCATCCCATTTTTGACTATGCCACACTTGTTCCAAGTCGAGGAGTTTACCTGCCTCTGTGTGGTATTGTGGATCAAACGCAAGGGTGGCGGTTACCTCAAACCCACTTCTGGCATAGAGGGTCGGCAATAACCCGTCTGGATATTTTGCGCTTTTGACTGCATAGCAGTCGAGAATGGTTCCGCCCTCGGCAAGTGCTTTGGACATAATAAGAGGGAGCATTCCAGCTGCGCCCTTTTCGTTGTTTACCACCGAGACAATCGACCAATCTTTGCTTGGGTCTCCGAAATCCTTTTCGTCTTCTCCGAGTCGTTTGAGGGCAAACCACACATCCATTTCGCCGAGCCGGTAAACCTTCATGGTTCCCGCTTTCATCATGGCTTTTACCTCTTCAAAGGTGTACTTTGTTAAAGTGACGGCGGCATCATTGTTGACAAGGGCGCGAGGGAATTCGACCAGACCGGCTTGATTCACTCTTTCAAAACGAGTCCATTTTTGATTTAAAGCGGCAACGATTGCTTTGGCTTGATTGGGGCGAAGGTTGGTTTGAGTTTTTACCCAAGAATCCCGCATTTTTGTGCTAATGGTTTGCGTTCTTGGTAATCCAACTGGGATTCTGCCTTTAAGGAAATACCCGTGATTGTTGACATATTTTTTCTTGGTATCCCAATCCAACAACCCCTTCCGAATATCTGGCATTGCCAATGCGTAAGGAATTGGCGTTCTAAACAATGTTACAATTTTTCCTGGCGCAATCGAGCTATAGCTATTATGGGAAACAATACCAAAGTCTTTTGCCGTAAGTGTCTTGTTTGCAATCCCCTCTTCAAGCCTTTTAACATCGATTTCCAGTAAAGAAATTAACGACAATGGGGAGGTTCCGGCAAAAGACTCGTCCAAAGTGGCGCGGGTAATTTGACCCATCGGCGGTGCGCCAATTATTTCTGCTTGGGCAGTTGAAAGTTGCGTTGCAATAAATGCTCTTTGGTCAAAAGAAAGGTCTGCAATGTATTGCTCCAATTGCTGTGCCGTGAATGTGGTGGGGAAATTGATTAGTGCGCTTGCCTTGGTGTTTGCTTGTCGCGCCCGTTCATAGTTTTTGCTGGATTTGTCATTTTCGTATTTTGTTTTTTCCGCAAGACTTGCATCGTAAAGGCTTTGAGCCGCATCTCGTATTAGTTGTGAAAGTGCCGCCTCCTGTTCGTTGGAAATGCGTCCTTCTTTTACATAACGAGCAACTTCAGAAAGTTTCTCTCCAGCAATGGTTGGATTTGAAACATGGGAGGTTTGCAACATTGCATATGTTCCAACCAAAAATTTTTCGCGCCCATCTTTCCCTATGTAAATTGCGCCAGACTCTTTCGCTAAATTTAATTTTCCAGTCCAAAACCCATCATTTGCGGATGCCCATGCCGCCCCTTTTTTAAAGTTCAATGGGTCAACTGACCATGCGGGGCCGCCTTGTGCGGGTTTTTGAGTAAACCATCCGCCGCCAGCAGTAAGGTCTGCCTCAATTGGAATAAACTGCCGTCCAACATATTCTTTTGGAATCATTTTTGGAACGCCCAAATTATCTGCAAGGATGTTTGCGGCGGTTGTTTGGACTTTGATGGAATACGCCGGTAATTGTGTGGTTGTGGGATTTGTTTCCACAGAGGCGGCGGTCTGGTCGCTGATGCGCTCAAGTCGAACCTGTGGATCGATGCCGAGGGATTGCTCAAGGGCGGTCTGGAAGTCGGCGTCAATTGCGCCGGTCTTGAATGCCTCGTCCATTTTGAGGAATCGAAGGAGTGCCTCCTTGAAGATTTCAATCATGCTCTTGATGTAGCCGACAAGTGACATTGGCATCATAGTGTCGTCTACTCGACCCATGACATAGTCTTCCGCTACTTGCGCCAAAGATTCGATGATCTCCATTTCGGAATCACGCTTGAGCGTTCTTCCTGTAGCTTTTTCGGTCTGCTCCAACCAAGATTTGTATTGGTCGAAAGTGTAGACCCCGTTTGCCACGGCGGTCTTGAAAAACCCGTGGTTGATTTCCTCCAGAGCATCTCGCGGCGAGGAGTTTTCTCGCATTTTAATTACCGCCCTGTAGATGCCGTCCTTCATTTGCTCAATGGTGGTCTCTCCAAGAATCCAAATTTTGTTAGGGTCTTTCCCTTCAAGGTCTCCGTATTTGATTCGGTTAAACAAATTCTGAAGTCTTGCCTCGTCACCTGTGACTTTCATTTCATCCATCGCTTGCTTTAGTGAAAGCGATGGTTCATCGAGAACAACATTGGGATTGTTCAGAATTTTTTTGGACGCAAAGTTAAAAGCCTCCACAATTGTGAGGCGGTCTTTTTCGATGTTTGCGGCGGTGTTTTGCGACACGATTTCAAGTGCCGCATCGCCATCCGCGAACCTTCCAACCTCATTGCCCTTGTAATCCGTCACCACCCACTCGGGAGTGCCGTCTGCTTTGCTTTCTAATGAAAGTCGATGGTCATTCGGGTTTTGTCTTAACTGCCCGAGTTGCTCGTTGTAGTATTCCAACCCCTTCGCCTTGTCCTCCTCGGTGCGGGACTGCCATGCCTCTTGGATGCGTTCATCCATCTCGGCTCGGGTCTCGGAGGACAGGATGAAATCGATTTTTTCATCGGAGATTCCTGCTCCCCGCAAGCGTTCGCGGGTGACCTCGGTGTTCACATTCTTGAGGTCGCCGGTCGAGGCAAACCCGCCGCCGATGAGGGCGAGAGGAAGGACGGCAAAGAAAACCTCGGGGCGGGTCTCTCCCCATTTCCCGAGTTCTGCCATGAAATCCTTGTCGGGCATATCTTTGCGAAGCGAGGCGGCAATCGTTTCAACAACCGGCGCAATCAAGTCTTGCGCCCCCTCTTGTAGGAATTGTTCGGTCTGGATTACGCCAACCCGCTTTAGATAATTGGCGACTCCGCCTTTTTGCATACCTTTAAGAACCCCGCCAAAGATTTTGGACTTTCCTGCAAGGGACGAAATCTGGAATCGGTCGATCACGGCATTCATGCCACCTTCAACAAGAGCGAGGGCCGATGCCGCGCCCAAATCCATGTCCTCGTTTTCGAGGAGGATTCGGTCGAGTTCGTTTTGTTGGTATGCCAACACACCAAAGAAAGGGTTCACGGCAACCGCCCCCATGAGAGGAATGCTACCGGCAAGCCCATACGCGCCACGCTCGACCGCCCCGATGAGACCGCCTTGTGCAAGTGGCTTGATGGGATCAACGCCGGTCTTGGCAAGGTTCCGTAGCTTGCGAACCATCTTCATCGTTTTCATGCCTTCCTCGGCATTCTGGCGGATGAGTTCTTTTTCCTCGGGAGTCGCCTTCCTCCAATTGCCTTGGAGTGGTTCCTCGTAGCCTTTGTCAGGGTTCCCCATCGATGCCATCTGGAGGTATTTTGGTAGTTCCTGCGCCGTGCGAGGATTCTGGTAAGAACCGGCAGGAAGGGATTCTGATCCAACGGGAACCCATACATCATCCTTCTCGACTGCTTTGAGTCGGTATGCCGCTTCGGCTTGCCCCAAGAAAATGTCGGTGGCAGGAATCCAATCAAATCCACGGGAGAGGGATTCCCCGAGGTTCTTGGCGAGTTGAGTGAATGCCCCTCGGTCGATCTGTCCCGCCTCGGCGGCAAGGGACACATATTGCGAGACCTTGGTGAATTGCTCTGGAGTGAGGTCGCGGAGATTGCGCCCGAGGTCATCCAATTGGTCTTGGGTCGCCTTGCCTTGTGTAAAATCGACAAGGGTCTTGAAAGTGGGTGCGGCGAATTGCCGCACATCCTTGAGGTCATCGAGCGTGTTGCGATACATCTCACCGGCATTCCGAGCCAAAAGCCATTGCCGGTCGGGAGTGGCGAGTTCTGGGTATTTTGCCATCCACTCGGAAAGTGTCCGCCCTTGGTCGCGAACCATCGGGAATTCTTGCCCGTAGTTGGTCGCATTGAGGGCATCCATGACCGCCATCATGTTGAGGTCATCGAGTGCCTTTTCGGTCGTTTGCCGGTTATTGAAGTGATCCGCCAGCATTTGCCGGTAGTCCCCCTCGGTCTTCGGCGCGTTCTTCCCGAGCTTCGCGGCGACCAGTTTTTTGTAGAGGGTGTAATCGGAATCCTTTAGTTGCTCAACCGGCACATCCAGCATGAAAGCGGTCGCCCTCCAGTTGGTCGCCATGTCTTTGAATGCTTGCGGGTCGTAGGAATTAGTTGCGAGGTCAACCACATCTGGGGCAACCCCACCAAGGTTGTCGCGATCCGAAAGCATTGCCGTGATGTCCTTCGCCTCTTGCCGGTAGCTTTTTGCGGAACTCCATTGGTCTCCGAAAGGATTGTTGTTGCCGGTGACCTGTTCGTTAAAGTCAATTGCCCTGCGACCGGCGAAGACCTCGTTAAGTGGTCTGTCCTCTGGTTTCGGAGGTGGCGCGGGAGGTGGAGTGCTTGGGGTCACCCCATACCCAAAAACATCAACAAACGATTCGTTGCTTTGTGAGTTTTGAGGAGCAAGTGGATTTTGCTCTGAAAGGATGTCGGTGCGGAACGGGTCTGATGCCATAAATTATGTGTCTGCTGAATAGCGAGGAACCACCTTGTAAGTGATTTGTTCTTTTCCTTTTGTGCCGAGGGATCGATGAACTGCCCCTGTTAAATCAATCGTTCGCCCGTTTTGTTGTTCGACCCATTCGGCGGGGCCGAGGTCGGCAATGGGAACGCGAACCTGTTTGTCATTTTTTTTGACGATGACATCGTAATCCCCCGCCTTGTCCTCGGGGATTCCATGTTCGGCGAGTGCCGCTTTGGAAAGCGATGCCCCCATGTAGTTCGGGTCGCCGGTCTTTGCACCGGCATATTTGCCCTTCTGATTGTCCTCGGGGTCTGGAGTTCCATCGGGACTTGTTCCAAACCAAGTCGCGACCGCCGGTTGGAACCCGTCCGCCTTCGATGTTTTTGGCGAAGAGGGAGGAGGAGTCGGTGAACCGGCGGGTTTGGGAGCATCGGGGGGAAACATGGATCGCCAAGTTTTTTTAAAAAATCCCGCTTCGGATTTGAGTGCCGCTTTTGCCTGTGATCCTAATATCTGTTGATTTAGAAACTCGTCGGCATCCCTCTGGTTGGTGATCCCTGCTTTGCGGAATTTTTCAAGCAAACTCATTTTTTGGGAAATGATTTCGTTTTGCTTTTTCCCGTAATCTTCAGATTGCGCTTCTCCGCTTGCTTTTACAGGAACCTCGCCAAATAGACCAATGCTGGCAAAAACATCCGTTTTGTTTGCAACATATCGTTCCAGATCGCTTGAAAGTTTAAGAACCCCGCCATTTTGCGACATCTCCGTCACTTTTTTCTGTAGACCCTCCACGATGGGGTCAAGGTGCGGATCGGGGAGGTTCTCGGTTGCCCATGTGAGCATCTCAAGCATTTCACGGGCGGGGTTTTCCGTTGATGGAAATGCCGCGAGTTTGAATGCCCCTTCCTTGATAAGTGCCTCGCTTTGAGCGGAACCGGCGTTGTTGTTTGTGATTCTACGCTCAAGAGCGGTTTTATTCTTTTGATCAAGCGTTTTGAAAATAGGATTCTCGCGCAAGGCGGGAAGCGTTGGCGTTGCCTTGGAATCAATTGCAGAAGCGAGAGTGGTGATCTTTTCGGTGGTTTGTAGGGAGTAAGCCATTTCCGCCGCCTTTGCGAATCTCGGGTAGCTTTCAATCGAGATATTCTTGATTTCGGGCAGAGGTTTGCCAGTTGCAAAAGCCTTTTCCAGTTTTTGCCCCATAATTACAGGGTCTTGGGCAATCGCTTGCATGAGAGTTGAATTGTCCCTTGCTCCTTCGATTGCGGCTTTCTGGCTTGCGTATTGGCTCGGCGCAATTCTTCGCGATGCCAACAATGAATCGTTCATGGAATTTGCGTCATCGAAATTCCCCGAATTGATCAATGTCTGCATGGAGGCGAGTTTGCGCCCCTCGTCTTGTTCCAAGGAGGCAAGATGCGCTGCCAAGGAATACTCTGCCATGTCTTTGGATGCGGAGCGAACGGCATCCCCCTGCACATAGCGTCTTCCAAAATCCGAGATTCCAGCAAAGAGCGCGGGGTTGAGTTGCCCGTCCTTGGTCTGGTAGGTGTTTTTGACAATAACGGGATACATGGAAGGGTCTGCCCCCGCCAAATTTTGTTTCATCTGCCCTTGGAGGTCTGTCAGATTATTGAGAAACTGCGAAGTTGCCTCGGCATTGACCATTCTGGCGTAATAGCCGGTGGCATCCGCCAAATTGTTTCCTGTTTGAACGATGTCTGATCCGACATTTTGCATGGCGGTTCCCATCGCGGATGCCGCCCTTGAATCAACCATCATGTCCCGATACCCCTCGCGGATTTGGGAAATAGCCTGTCCTCCCACCTCGTCCCTCGGGAATTGCGGATTGGCAAGGGCGGGTTTGCCGCCCATTGGGGCATTGGGAATTTCTGCAAGTGGGATTCGAGCCATAGGATGTTACCTTCGCGATGTTTGTGGAGGTGTTGCCGTTGGTTGGTTTGCCGGTGCTGTGTTGGCATTCGGGTTCCTCAAATTGGAGTAAAGCTGGACGGAATTAGCCACCCCCGACGAGAGGTTGCTTACGGCATTGCCATAGCCACTTACAAGTGAAGCGTTTGCCATTTGGTTTGCCGCCATTTGAGAAGCATTGCCAGCAATGACCCCCGTTTTTTCCGTCCAATCCGCCATCTGTTCTGCGTAAAGATATTGCTTGGCAGTTTCTTTTGTAAGATCGGCTTGATAGTTCTGCATCCGAGCCTCCCAATCGAGGGCATCGGCGTCGAGGTTGGTTTTGTAGGCGGCATCCATTCGATTGAGTTGCGCCATTCCAGCATTGTAAGCCTCGACCACCAGAGGAGACCCCGTGTCGTTAACAACTCCCGATGCCCCGTAAGCGGCTCGGGTTGCGGACTGATCTTGTTTCTCGCCCATGATCAATCTTTTGACTGCTTCAAAACCCTGCTTTTGCGTGGACGCCTCTTGGTTCCGTAGCACAATGGCATTGTTGTTAAAGACATCCACTTGCGCCATTGCCGTCTTGTAATTCAATTGCGCTTGGAATCGTTGCACGGCGGCGGTCGCCTTGGCTTGCATTTTCTGTAATCGGGCATTTTCGGAGGCGGCGGCTTTTTGAGCTTTTGCCGATTGGTTTGCTCCATACATGGAAGTTGCCGTTCCTGCGACCGATACAACAAGTGTTGCTCCAGCTATCCAATAACTCATGGGATCAGTTCCTTTCTGTGAAGTAGTCCTTTGGGTTCATACCCGAGGGGGAGTTGTTTGTTTTCGACAAGAGTGTTTTCCCGCGCCCACTCATCGGGGTCGGTGGCATCGGTGCGGTGAAATGTTGTCCAAATGATATCCTGCAAAACAAAAAGGACTCGTCTTGTCCCCGCCTCGGTGATGCCGGTGAAAGGGGCGATGTAGCGGGTCACTTCTCCGTATTCGTCCACGATGTCCACAACCCCTTTGGAAAGGACAAAAGGGTGTCGGGTCAGATGGGTGATGCCGGTGATCACGCTCCCCGCCGCCGCAAAGAATTCTCGGATGTAAATCCCGTCTACAAAAGTGTGGTGAGTTTTGGCAATTGCCGGTGAGATTTGGCCCAATTCCACAAGAGCGCACTCCAAGGCATCGATTTTCTTCCCAAATCTTTTTCGTTGTGCCGGTGTTCTCATCAATTTTGTCCCTCGGATGCTTCCCATACAGGGACGATGGCGGCGATGGTGAGAGGGATCGGGAGATTTTGCCGAATGTAGATATCCACCCCGTCCTGCCAATTGCTGGAAAGATACATCCTCGTCCAATCGTTGATGATGGGCGCGGAATCGTCCATGCTGTTTGTTGTTTTGCGGGAAACCATTGGGAACCAATTGTCTTGGTCGCTTGAGTATTCACCGGCAAACGATTGGTAGAGTTTGATGTTGAGGCGAGGGATTCGCATCTTGCGGGATTGCGAAGTGCCATCGGCAAGTTGCTGGTCAACCCGTTGAGGGCAAATCAACGAGGTGTAGGGCAACCCGACACAATAGGATGCCACCGGCGTTTGCAGGAGGATTTGGCCATTGGTGACAACCATAGGCAAGTTGGTTGTCGGGTTAATGACCGGCGGGATGACCCCGTAGGTGATTGCGTTGGAGTTTGCGTTGTAGACCCCGCCCCAAACCGAAACAGCCTTGCCTTCCAGATGAGAAAGCCCCGAGATTGTGGAACTGCTCGTTGGAACCCCTCCAACATAGGTTGCCGATTTTGATACGCCTGCATCCAAAAAGAACCAGTTTGCCTTGTCTCCCGTATCAAGAGCGTTTCGCATCCCAAGATTGAATCGCTCGATGTAACGAACTGATTGGTTATTGATCGTGCGATTTACCGAGACCCATACCTCGTCCTCGCCATCGATTCCGTTGATGGTCGCGATGGATTCAATCGTCCCATCGGTGATATGCCGAGCAAATCCGACAACCTGTTGTTCGCGTTCGTAGGTCATCGAAACGAGTTGCCCGTCTCCGCGAACAAACCAGTAGACCGCATCGGGGACTCGTTGGTAGGCAATTTCCTTGATCAACCCTCTGGAGGTGTGTTCCGCAAGGGCGGTTATATCGTTGGAAACCCAAGTCTCGCTCGACCAAGTGTAAACCAATTCGCGGATTTTCCTGCCCATCCTTTGGACATATAGGATTGTGTCGTTGACAACGAGGGCGGGAAGGTTATCCGATCCATACTGCGACTGGGCGCGAGCGGAGACATTGGTTGCGGTGAGTGGCTTGCCTGTATCGGATGCCCCAATCGACCACTCGTCGAGCGATGTGCCGACGAGAAGGACATTCTTGCCCAATAGCCAATTGATGCGACCGCCGGTCGTGCTGGCAAGGGTGAACATCCACGCATTGTCATCGAATGATCCTTTGCGGAAATTTTCAAAATCGTTGGAATAACTCCCCCACAGGGTGTTCGGGAGGCTTGCAGTTCCCGCAAAAATCAACCGGCTTTCATGCAACCCGATGGCGTTGGGATACCCTTGTTTCTTTGAAAACGCCCCCTCGCACCAACGAGAGGTGGCAGTTGTTCCGCCAAGAGTTTTGACAACTCTTGCGGTTGCAGAGGTTGTGGAGGCAATTGCCGTGATGCGGACGCACCCTTTTAAAACGGGATCGATTGCCGCCAATTGAATTCGTGCGGGAGTTGCGGATTGGATGCTGAACCATCCAGAGACTACAAAGCGAAAAAGCGTTTGGGATTGCTCCTCGCCGGTCGAAACCACATTGAAGTCGCCCCCCAATGATTTATAGTTTCGGCGGGTTTCCCAAGTTGCCCCGTTGTCTGTGGACGCTTGAAGTTGGATTTCTGCTGTCCAGCTTCCAAAGGATTGGATTTGCCACGCCCCGAGGATTGAAATCGTTGTAGAGGTGTTGTTCGCGGAAATCGGATGCGAAAGAAGCGAAGTGGTTGGGACATGATCCAGTTGCCAATAGGAGTCGATGTGGTTGACAGGATCGAAGAGTGCCGCCGATGCCACGAGAGTGATCGTCCCCGTGGTTGCGCTCGGGGTGATCGTTGTGGTGGTGTAATTTTGATCCAAGACCGGCGGGAAAGACCAAGGAACCTCGCCGATTGTCCAGTTGGTATCGGAGTAGCGGGAAAGCCTGTAGGGAGGACAATCTGGATGCGCGAAGTAAATCACATTGTTGATCTGTAAAACGGACACATCGCGGAGTTGGGATTCCGTAAAAGGATGGGATGCTGTTGGAGTAGGAGATATGACATTCCCCTGCCAGTCCACGGCGGTTGCTTCAACGGGGTTCCCATTCAGAGTGAGTTGCGCCCCGTTTTTCCAGAAACGCATATACCCTTCCCCCATTTCCAGAATGAAGCGGGAGGTTGCCGTCAAGTTCAACCCAACCAACCGGCATCGTTTGGATGCAACCTTTGCCTTGCCGATATACTGCAAACCGGCTCGGCGGTTTGCTGGCCCATAGGGAGTGATTAGAAAGTTTTCAAGAACCCTGCACCCGTTGCGGTATTTGTCGAGGTTGGTGCGGGCCTCAAGGAGTGGAGACAATTCACCGGCATTGAACGAGGAAATGAGTTGGTTGATCATTAGGTGATGCCAGAGAACCTTGCGTTGACGAGGTCAGAGTTTACCCAGAGCATTTTTCGACGGGGAATCCCCTGCCCCGCATCGATGCGCCTCGCCTCGGCGAGGGATTTTTCATATTGCAAATTCATCGCCCTCTCAATTTCGAGGGAACCGGCAAGAGGTCGCGCCAGTTTTGCGGAAAGGCGCATGACCAAGGCATCGATGAAAAGCGGGTCGAATAGGTTGGGATCGTCAACAATTCGGGTGTAAGAGATGACCGCCTCGGAAACATCGGTGTAAAGTTGCGCCCCGACGATTTGAAATGTGTCATTGGGCGCGGATGCAGGAAATGAATTGAAGGTCAGCAACCGGCTAAAATCGGAAGGTAACCCGTAAGCGTAATCCCAATCGTAAAGAGGGGAAGGAGTGACGGGGGAAAGTTTGGAATGGGAAGTCGCCCAATTCCAATTGTGCAAACGGAAAATCTCGTTTGCCGTTGGTTGGTAAAAGAGTTTGGAAAACCTCGCCTCGGGCGAGGGATCGTCCAAAGACAAAATGGACAGGTCGCCAATTTTAGCGAGAGCGAGGTTACAAATTGTCGTCGAGTCCATAGTTTATAGTGAAAGGGGCGACCCCTTGCGAGGTCGCCCCAATCGGGTTGATTACTTCGTGGTGTCTGCAAGAATTTCCACTACACCCTTCTCAAGGAGACGGGATGCGCCCAAGACCGCCGTCGAGCGGATTTGAAGCGAGTGGCGATTCTGTGGCAGGATGTCCATGTAGGTCTTGCGACCGCCATCGACCATGACCGCCGAATTCTTCTGGTAGGCGATGCAGGAACGGACTCCCGAGGGGACAGGGAGCAGTTCGGTGCGAACCACCTTGAATCCGAGGAACGAATCCACCTCGCCGTCCACAAGGGCGCGGACAGAGTTGTAGAGTTGGTTCGTGACCTCTTGAGTCGAAAGCAAGTCAGCGATTTCCTTCGCGCTCACCACAAGGATGCGATCCTCGGCGGGAGCCTCGTTGGAATCGAGGATGCGTTTCGCCTCGCGGATTTTGGCGATGGTCAAGCCGGTGTTGGTCGCAGTTCCGCCGCCGCCGACATAGTTGACCGCCACTTTTTGGGTGGTGGGCAGAGCAATCGTGGTGGTGGTGTTGTTGAGACCGAAGCCGGTCGAGGTGTTCGCCGTGTTGGTTATCGTCGCATTGCCGAGCAAAGCTGTGATCAGCACCGAGTCTGCAGTTCGACCATATGCGGCGGCTTGCGCTTGCATGGTCTCCGAGGTCGGGAGAACGACACTTCCGAGGAAGGTGTTGTCGAACTCGTCGAACCAAGACGAGGTGTCGTAAGGTGTAGGATAAGCCCACCGAGCCGGTAGGGTGATATCGTTGTTGGTGGTCGCGCCGTTGCGGGTAGTTACTGCGGACATGGAAGCCAAATCCATCTGGTTGAAGCGAACCGCCGCGCCGTTCGCTTGCACCATTTTGGTGCGTTCTTTCAGACGGGAATCCATTTGTTGGAGCAGCATCTGCCAGTTGGTTTCGTATTGGATCACGAAGTGATCGGGAATTTGAGTGATATTAGCCATTGTAGGAGTTGAGTTGAGTTGAACTGCTTGTTCCGCTCGCCCGAGTTGTCCCGAATGGGGTTCGTTTTTCGCGGGTCAACGCTCCTACATGGGCCGAAAGATTGGTTGTCCTTCGGAGCCGTCAAGGTGTGCATACACCCAAGACAGATTTGCGTCAAATAAAAAAAAGACCCCACCCCCATAGGAAGGTGGAGTCCTCTTGCTGTCGCTTCCCTGCCAAGGGTTATTTCAGCAAGTCTGTAACCAAGGAAGCGATCTCCCTGTCCCCCGATGTGTACCTTTTATGAAGAGGGTTGTCGGGGTTTTTCATAATATCCATTGCACGGGTTTTGCCGACAAGCATGGTTGCGGCGGAATCCGAGGAAACCAACTTGTCATCGCTCAAAGTGTCGGCGATGCGAGCAAGCATTTTCACCATACCGGCGGAACGCAATGAAGTGTCGTTGAGATCGCCTCCTCCAAGTTGAACAAGTCGTTTGGCCTTGCTGATGTTGATGTCGAATTTTTCACCCCATTCCTCGGCAAGGGATTTGCGCCCTTGTGCAATTTCTTGAGCTTCGCGTTGGGTTTCCTCCGCTTTGCTTTGCGCTTCAATTTCACCAAAAGCGTTAAGAATGGTTTGCCATTGTTTTGTCGTGACCCCCGCCTTGTGGGCTATTTCCCCCGCCTTGGTTGCGATTTGGTCATTCCACTCCGATCCCTCTGGGAGAACCGCCGGTTTCGCGGTCTTATATCCTTCGGGGGATTCGGGAACCCCGAGTCGTTTATTGAATTCCTTCCATTCCTCGGAAGTGGACTTTTCGTTAGGCATGAGAACAGCATCGGCTTTTTTGCCAAGAAGACGTTGTTGAGAGACAAGGGTCTTGAAGACCCCGTCGATGTCCTTGAACTGACCGAGGATTTGCTTGGAATCCTCAAAGCCCTTGAGCCGGTCAAGCCACCCCTCGGTGAATTTTCCATCGGAGTCGAGGTAGCCGGTGCTATTTGTCGAGGTTGCGTTGCTTGATCCATCCCCTTGAAGGAGACCACTCGTCGCATTGTTGGTCGGAGTTGTGATCCCGCTCGATGCGGATGTGTTGTTTTCCTGTGCCGCCATTGCGGCGTTTCCGTCCGTGACGGGACTTGTTGCTGTTTCGTTTGTGAACATAAGTTTTTCCCATTGTCACACCCTCTGGATGCCGAAACGCTCGGCGTAATCATGCGGGATGCGGTCGAAATAGCGTAGCCGGTGTATGTCCTCGGAATGATATTCAGAGTGCCAGATAATATATTCGGGGGTGAGATCGCCGAGGTGAATGTCCTGCTCGGGCGCGGCGGGGATTTCAGTCTTTTCTGCTGATTGCTTTTGGCGTGGTGTTTTGCTCATGTGATTTTATCGCCATTGCGCGGATGTGAAGGATCACCTGTCTTTGCCCGTCTCGGACGGCGGCGCGGATTGGGTCGAAAGACCCATCGGCGTTGGGGGTGAATGCTGGCAAATTCACTCCAAAAGATTTTTCCAAATCAGAAAGCACCAGATCACCCTCGGGAATGTTGAACCACCCGTATGCAAGCAGGGTTTTGGCGGATCGGACTTTTTTCTCGAGATCACTCATTGTCAGAATCTAAATCCATTTGCGCCAGTTTTTGTCCCACTACGGAGTCTGGTTTGATTGAGCCGGTCTTGTGGGCGACCTCTGCTTGGAGCATCTGATTTTGCTGTTCCATTGCGGCTTGCTGTGCTTGGGCGCGACCAGCGCGGAGTTGCTGAACCTCTTGCATGGGTCGCAAAAATTCGGCATCGACCCCTTCGGACAACGCTCCTTCTCGAACTATCTTGTCAAAATTGAAATTGTCCATGACGCTCGGGTCTTGAGTGGCTTGCTGTATTGCCGCTGCCCGATTGAGTGTTGGTTCGATGGCGGCAAGTTCCATCGAGCGGACGGCAAGGGCGATTCGCGAGTTGAAAACCACCTTGGGTTCGGGGACATACAATTCCCCTTTTGGGTCTTGCTGAATGAGGGCATCGGGAGGTGTCGGCAATTCTCCTCGTCGTGCAAGGATGCCGTAGACCCGTTGCAAAAGAGGGATGAGAAGTTCGGTCGTGAGTCGTGCAAAAGTTGGAGAAAAATTGGCGAGACGCTCGGCGTTGCGAGCATTGACCTCGGTTGCCGTCATGCGAGTCGGAGTGTTGGATTCTTCCGCCGTGAACATCTGAAAGAGGGGAACGGAGAATGCCTCGTTGATATGCGTTTGTTTTTCCTTAACCCGCTCCAGACCGACATCGTATCGTCCTTGGGTTGCCCATTCCTGTGGCTTCGCAGAAGGATCGCTCGCGTTGAAATAGGTGATGCCACCGGCTCGGAGATCGACCTGTGATTCCATCCCGTCTGGGATCAGAACCCGAGGGAAAGCGGCAAGTTCCGCCAAGGCATCCATCTGTTTTTGCAGAAAATTGAGTTGGCGGATGTCGGGGAGGGCAACCCATGATGGCGACCACCCGTAAACCCCCTGTTGCCATTTAAGGTAGCGGGTGGCACAAAAAGGTTTCTCGTCGTATCCAGACTCGCGCAGAATGTGCTTTGACCGGCATTCAATGTAGCAGGAGGCGAAAGGTTTGTTTTGCCCGTCGAGTTTCTTGGGGTTCCTCTCCTTCTCCGAGCGGGGGTAAACCCCGTGGATCACCTCAAACTTCTGGTCGAGGTTCTTCTGGTCTTCGTATGCCTTGCGAATGGTGTCGGAGACATTCTCGATTCCGAATTCCTCAACGATTTGACGAGCAGTCATGTCAAATTTTCGGAAACAAGTGTCCACATTGCCTTCATGGTTTTCCGCCAGCACAAAAGTGCCGATGTCGATATTCTTAAAAACAATCGAGGTGGTCTCTCCACCTTCCACAAAAATCACACCTGTTCCAAAACATCCCCGATCCAAATAAAGTTCATGGATCGCGGTGTGAAAATTGGAACGGGCGAGCGTCTCCAAAATGATTTCGGTAACTTCGGAGAAGTATTCCGAAACCCCATCGCCATCTTCGATTCCTTCTGGTGCTTCCAACGAAAACCACCGCGAGTCCGCCGGTGTGATATACGACATACACCCCGCCGCCAGCACCATGTTGGCTCGGACGGCGGTGGAATCGAAGAGTCGTGTTTCCTTGTCGGTGGAAGGCGTGATCGTTTGCGTAAGGACATAACTCTTCCTTGGCATGACCAAATCGGAAATCTGTTGCCACATGGACATCCAGTAGTTCCGATCCGATTCAAGGCGAGAGTAACGGGCAAGGATCGCCTTGGCGAGTTCTTGATTACTCGCTCCTGTTTTGTCGTAGGATGCCATTAGCTACCAAGCAATGATCCAGACCCCGTTGCCGTGTTGACGGCATCGTTGTTGTTCAAAAGGGTTGCCCTGTAGCCAAACCTCTTTTGCTTGTTTTTAAGCTCCTCCTGCTTCATGTCCGAGTAATCAGTCGGATCGGGTGAGGTGGGCGGTGGCGGTGGCGGTGGCGGTGGCGGTGGCGGTGGCTTTACTGCTATAGGTGCAGGATTAGGCGTTGGGTTGCTGTTTTTGTTATTGTCATTTGAGCTTTTCTTGCTCGGCCCACGAAAAGCCTCTGCAATGTGTCCGCTGAAAAACGATTTTAAAAATCCCATATGGTTCGGTTGTTAAGGTTTCTTTGAGGTGTGCATACACCCGTGATACTGCAAACTGGAAATCGCGCAAATACTTTTTCAAGATTGTATCACAATTGACCGGCGTTGGGTTGATGGTTCATCTCCTCGGAATCCCATCACCACCTGATTGCCAGCATGGCGCAATGCTCGCCGAGCCAGCATGGCATCGCGATTGCCACCTTCCACAAGACCATGCATGACCGCCTCGGCGACCATGCGGAGTGCGTCCGATGCGTGACTCGCCCAATCGTGGACAGGTTCATCCATGCTGACCGCCCCTTGCGTTGCCGGTCTGGTTCGGTAGTTCTCCAATGCCTCCACGCCCTGCTCGGTCGCCGGTGTGCGGAAGGTGAGGCGCGGAAACATCTGCAAGAGTCGGTTGATGCCCACCCAAATGTTTTGCGTCCTCGGGATGATTCGCGTGTTGGCGAGACCGGCATCGCGGAGTTCGGCTTGAAATGACCGGCCCGAGGTCTTGGTCGCGGCGGCATCGTGCGGGAGGTAGTGCGTCCCGAGCGGATACCCTTTGCTTTGCATATGCGAGATGCGTTGCACCAAGTCGCCGTCGAACCCGTAGTCGATATCGATGAGTCTGATCTCGTCGGCGACAAGTTGAGCATACCACACAATCGTGTTCTCGGGTGATCCCAAGTCCCAAAATGTGTGAACGAGTGCGGAGTGATCCACCTCGCTCGGCTTGATGCGTCCTCGGTCGCGGAGTGCGGTGATCGCATCCCCGTAGATCGCGCCCTCGACCGGCGCGGACATTGCCTCCTCCAGAGTGGACGGGTATTCGCGTTTGACAAAGATTCCCTGCTCCAGTTTCCGCGCCACATACCACTTCTTCTGCTCTGGCGAGAATGACCGCCCGAGCCGGTCGCCAAGGTCTCGGAAATAGGATTCCATTTCGGGGGTGACCTCACCGGCAAACCGCACACAAGCGGGGTCGCCGTGCCACGGGAAAAACAGCACCCGCCCCTCGGCGTTGGGATCACGCTCAAGGATGGGCTTGATGAGTTCCCACAGGTCACCGCCCTTGCCTCCATACCAAGTGGTCTCCACAATCCTTCGCCCTTGCCGAGCCGAGGGCAATGCGCCGGTGCGGATTTCCCGCGACCTTGCAAAGTCGGTTGCGGCAATTGGCCCCCACTCCGAGACCCACAACATCGATGCGGTTCCGCCTCGGGCATTCATACCGGCATAGAGGGTTGAGATGCTGGTCTCTGGTTGCCCCGTGGTGAGGATGGTCATCTCCCCGTCATTGCGTTTGGGGAATTCCAGATTCGCTTTGATCGAATCGGGAAGTGACATGATCCCAAACCGCATGATGTCCGCCATCTTTCGGTGGGCATCGGCTTGAGTCTGGTCTATGAGAGACCCCTTGAACCCAGAATTGAAAGCGGCGGCATCCGCCATGAAAAGCCCGATGGTTGTGGACATACCCAACCGGCGACTCTTGACAATGTAGAGTGGTTCGGTCGGGCGGTCGAGAAGGTGGTTGATGACCTCGGTCTGTTCGGCCCGAGGTGCAAACGCGATGCGCTTGCCGGTGTCCTCACTCTTGATGGCATAGAGATTGGACAACCGCCACCGAGGATTGCACATCTCCTTCAAAACGGGATGTCCTCCCCTTCCTGCCAATCTTGGGCGAGTTCTGCTGGCGCGGGTTTGTTGACCGCCTTGCGAACCTGTTCGACGGCGCGTTTGACAGGCACAACATCGCGCCCATTGCCAAGGATCGGAAGTTGCACCCCGCCTTCGCGTTCCTGCTTGGTAACGCTTTGCTTGACCATGTAGTCGCCGAATTCGCCGGTCGGGGTTTCGATAAGGACAAGTTCGCAGAAAATTGCCTTCTCCCCGTTCTTTCGGGTGACCGGCTTAAAGCGTTTTTTGTCCAGTTTGGTGACATCGATTGATAGTGTGATCATGGTTTTGTGTGTTTGGTTTTGTAGTTGAGGTTAAGGAAGGAGATCGCCGCACCGGCATCTCCTACCTGAGCGGCGGTGATGCAGTTGTCGGAAATGATCCCGTGGTTCTGGAGGAAGTTCAGCGCGGCGACCTCTGGTATGCCGGTGGCATCCAGATAGTGTTCAAGTTGGTTCATACGCCTTTGGGTCTGGATCGGGGTCTGGTTCAATGCGGTGTTTGCACACCTTGCACACGCAAGCCCCATCGTCCAGCACTTGCATCTCTTGGTCACAGCACTCGGGAACCTCGGGTTCCCACGGGGGATCGTTCCAGTAGTCGATCATTTCGCGCCCTCCAGTTCGCGGATCAGTTTTGCTTGCCGTTTTGATTTGGCTTTCAACTCATCCCTTTCGTCCATGACGCGAGTAATGTCAGCAATGTAACGATCTACAGAGATGCCGTTCCAACGGGCGATTGTGCGATTAAGTTCATCTATTTCCTCCTGCATCCAGAATTTGATGTCATCAATTTTGAGCAATAATCGTTTAACCTTCTGTTTTGCCTTGTTGCGTTCGCGTTCCAGTTGCTCTGCCCACTCGGTAGGAACAACTTGGTTGCCTTGGGCAATTTTGTCCGTATCTGGCGTGTTACTCACAAGTCAGTCCTCCCATCGCGAATCTCGCGCATAAGTTTGGCGATTGGGTCTTCCACCGAGTGAGTGACCTCGACCTGTTGCCTTTCCAACCCGTATATTTTGGTGAGTTGTCCTTCGATGCTCGCGGCGGTCTTGAAGTCCTGTCTGGCAAGACACTCCTGTTGCATTCGCATAAGTCTCTCGACCGCCTTGGAGACCTCGGCTTTTCGGTTGAGGTCAAACTCGGCGGCGATCTTCTGGTTTGCCTGTGAGATGTAACGGACAGAAGTTGTTCGGGACGCTTTGAATTCGTGTCCACAAATGTCCACAATTTGGCGGTTGGTTAATCCATTGAGTAGGAGTTCCGCAACACGGGCAACACGCTTTTCAATTTCAGCATCTCCGTTGCGCTTTCCTCGGGTTAGTAATTTCGGTTTCTCTTTCATAATATTTGGTATAGAGAGATTGGGGGGTTCGGCTTTTAGTTAGGTCTCCCCTTTGTCACTTCGCCAAAGGGGGTGAAGTAAAAAACGCAATGAAATTTATTTTCCCAATATTCTTGCTCTTCTTTGTTTGCAAAAGGTGGCATATTTTTTGGACATTTTATTTTCCGAGGGGCGCAAGGCGTTTTAAAATCAAGGAATTGAATTTTGTGCCGGTTCTTTTTTCCAGATGTGCGCTTGCGCTTTTTCTTTTTTGCAATTTCCCCTTCTTGAGAGGTAAGAGCCACAATTCTGGCTCTGGTGAATTTCTCCTCCACACTCACCAAAAAATTCTCATACCGGCGCAAGGATTCCCATGACTGAACCGCCCGAGCGTCCATTTCCCGTCTGTATTGGTCGGCAACGATCATATTCTTACAATGGTATGGAACTCACTCCCCATGCGGCGGATAAGTGCATCCGCTCGGTCTGGCGACATCATGGCGTGAAGTTGTTTGGCGTTGCTGTTGCTCGTCCATATGGTCGGGCAAAGGTTGCCGGTGCGGGTCTCGAAAAGGTCGTAGAGCATGGACTCGGATCGGTCGGTGAATTTGCCCTTGCCGAGGTCATCCAGCACCAGCACCTCGGAGGTCATGGCGGATTTGATTTTCGCGTTGGATCGGTTCTTCACCTCCAGATCGTCGGCAAAGAGGTTGGCGGCGGCGGCGGCAAGGTCTGTGGCGGCAATCCAGTAGACCTTGCGCCCCTCGGCGACCATTCGCATGGCGACCAAGAATGCGGCTCGGGTTTTGCCTTCCCCACTTCTTCCCATAAGCCCGAGACCTTTTGATCCGTATCGGTATTGCCCTGCCATTTGCGCGAGGTTGGCGTGTATGCGCTCGGGATCGGTGTTGTGGTATACCGGCGGCACGGACTCTAAAAAAGAGGCTACACGGGCGTTTTGGCGCGATTCGCGATCCTGCTGGTCACGCTCCTTCGTTAGGATTGTAACGCACTCGTCGCACCATTGCGGTGTGAAGAGTTCTTTGCCGTTGTAATGCACAGGAGGATATTCAAAGGTGTTTGCACACCTCTTGCAAATAGCAATGTGATGTTCAGAAGTGATCTGCATACTTGGATTGCTCTGGGGTTTTGGGTTTGTTTCCGTTCTGGCGGGGGGCTTGACGGGCATTGCGGTAAATCCACGCCTTGAGGTCGGATCGCCAATCGGTGATCTTCACGCCCGAGGTCTTTTCCCAATTTTGGGAAGACCTGTGGGAATGCCATTCGGGGATGGAATCGCTCGGGAGACCTTGCCCACGGGCAAATTCTTCCGCTTCTTTTATAGATATAGATATTGGGTATTGGGTAATGGGTAGCATACCAGATGCATTGCTTGTGAATTGCACCTGCAATGCACCTGCATCTGGAGCAGGTATCTGCTTTGCCTTGACCTTGTTCCATCGGATTTTCGCGGCGTTTTTCTTAGCCTCGATGTGGTCTTTGTGCCTTTCCAACTCGCGAATGACCCTGTTGTTGACCCATCCCTCGGGGGTCTCGACCCAGAACTCTGATAGTATGCATTGCACCCGCATTGCATCTGCAATGCGGATGCGTCTGGCGATGCTGGTGGCATCACCGGCAACCGGCCCTTCGGCGTCGAAGGCGAGGTCTATCAACCGCCGGTAGACCAAATCCTCCTCGTTGGAGAGGTGGGCGGTTGCCGCCGTGTAGTCCTTCATATGAAATGTGTAGTAGTGCATCACAGGTTCACTTTGGGTTCCAAGAGGGCGTTGATTTCGCGGAGATGGTTCTTTGCGTCTTCCAACTGGCGGATGACGGCAAACTGCCCCCCGTGCTTCTCGATCATTTCGCGGGAGCGTTGCTGGTCGGCATCAAGGGGTCTCCCTCGGACTTTCGCCTCCCATGCGACAAAGCGTCCCCGATACGGAAATGAAAAATCGGGATATCCCACGGCAATGCTGGACTTCTTGTCCATCCGCGCATGGGCGAAAGGAACCCCGAGGATATTGAGGTAGCGCACGATATCCTTGTGAAGGTCTTTTTCGGACTGCTCCTCGATTTGCCGGTAAATCTCGACCGAGGTTCGACCAGCCTTACCCAACTTCGCCCGATCACTCGGAGCCATTAAATCAATGAGTTTTTGTGGAAGATTCATTCCGATATTTCCTCGTCTGCAATCGATTTTTTGGTTTGAAAAATTCCTTTCAAATCCGCCTCTTCCCGCATGATTTTTCGGGCGTAAAACGCTCGAAAATCGTTGGACAACTTGTATGGTTCCTCGGTGTCGGTCTCCATGTAGCAACGCCACCTCAAGACCTCATAGAGCATCCCGATGCCAATCGTGGAATTTGGTCGTTTACCCCTTATCCGCCGAGACAATGAAACCAATGCCTTGTAGACTTGGGGGTTTAACACATCAAACCTCTCAAACCTTGCCGGTAAAGAGTTGTCCTCCCCCAAGATTGGGGAGGGACATATTAGTCCCTCCCACATTTCGATCTGCTCGGCGATCATTTGGAGACCTCCCGAGTGAGAGAGGATGAGTTCTGCTTGGTAGTGATGACCGGCGCGAGTTCGGACTCAAAAGCCTCCTTCGCAGACTTACCCTTCAAGCCGGTTGCTTTTGCGTAGGCTTTCTCCAGACTCGTCACCGAGACCGAGCAAGCCCCCGCGAAATCCTCGGGAGACATTTTGTCGGCAAGGATGTTGTAGGCGGCGGTCGGGTCTTCGATGGCGCGTTTTTTCGCCCCGTCCTTCATATACCACCCGCGAATCGGCACACCTTGAGCAATGCGGTTTTTCGCTTCGGAACGAAGGGCGACGATGTAATCCTCCACATACTCGGCAACCAGAAGCAACTCCCCGAGCTTTTCGGTGGTGAGAGTTGTTGGAGCAGGAGAGTCGGGAAGGGTGAAGGCTTTCTCCGAAATCTCGGGACACACACTCCGAGCAGGGCAATACTTGCAAGCACTCGGGGCGGGATTCCGAGGTGCGTGTTCCTTGGAAATCTCGGAGATCAGTTCCAAGACCTCGTCCTTGGCGGCGGCAAGCCCTTCCTCGTCGTATTCGGCAAGGGTCACGCCCCCCGCCATTGGCGCAATGATCGCGACATACACCTTCTGCAATTTCGGGAACCGGCGTTTGGCGAGAACCGCCAATCCGCGCAACTGCATATTGGTTGCCGCCGGTTCGACCTCGCCGCGCCCCGTCTTCCAATCAACCACCAAAGCGTAGTCGTTCCACAGGTCGATTCGGTCGGATTGACCACTCCACTCGTCGCCCCACCAGAGTCGTTGCTCCAGTAGGGTCTTTTCGATTTCGCGACCATCAAGGAGGTCGCTTTTCAGTTTTTCGTAGTGCCACAGGCAAAGGTTGTAGATGTTCTCGCCATCCTCGGTCAGAGTTGCGTTCCGCTCACCGGCAAGGGCGGCATGGACATCGACCCCGAACTTCGCCGCCGCGCCTCCCTCGTCCCGAGGGACAAGGAGACCGATTTGGTAGCTACCCGCGCAAAGCGAGTAGCGACCAAAAGAAGAGCAGGAAGGGCGGTCTCCGCGATCCTGCAATGGGAATTGAATGTCTGGGATCACTTGGAGACCTCCTCAAAGTTGAGTTCTACGGCATCCGCGACCACTTCCGCCGCCTCGGTCACCTCGGGCGGGGTTACTAAAACCTCGGGCACAGAAATTTCCTCGGTGGTTTTCTTCTTTCGGAAGATGGGTTTTGCCGCGACCGGCGCGACCGGCTCGGCGACGATGGCATTGCGAGCAATGTCCCGCGCCTCATCCTCGTCAGTCACTCCCGAGATGCCGAATGCAACACGCACCGCCTCCTTGATCGCTTTGTGGCGAAGCATCCGCCTCGGGAACTGCTTCCAAGGTTCGGTCTGACGATAGCACTCCGCAAGGTATTCGGTCACCTTGGTGGCGTGTGAACGATCCTTGCGGTGGATCACGGCGGTCACCGAGTAGGGGTCGCCATTGGCATCGTCGGTGTAGTGGAACTCAATCCCGTCGAGTTGAGGTTGAGCGTTGAGAAGGTGCAACCACCCGTCCACCGAGACTACCGGCGTGATGCCACCCCTGCTCGGGAAAGCATAGATTTGACGGGTGAGAGGGTCAAGACCATACCGGTTGCTCACGGCGACGAGTGCGAGGAGTTCCTCGTTGGTCGCGCCTTTAAAGCAAGTTGCCTTGAGGGTATCGAGGAGTTTGGTTGGATCGACCGAGAGTCTGGTTGCGAGGATTGCAAGTGCCGATGCTTTTTGTTGTGGCTTGACGACAAGTGATGTTTCTGTAGTTTGCATTTTTCTATTGTGCTTTGATTGAGGGGCAGGGTCAGTCCTGCCCCTCGTTGTTTTCATCATCGGTCTGGTCGAATACCCATGTGGATAGACGCCCGAGGACGAAAGAGACGCCGCAAGCGCACAGGCACAGACCTGTGATGATTAGCTTGGCAACGAAAGGGTTTGTGAAGGGGTTCATAGTCTTTTGAGGATGGAGGTGTATTTGTGTGTCGGCTCGGATTTGAACCGCCCCACCCCGAGCCAGAGGGCGATGGCGACGATAATTTTCTTCATTGGTGGGATTCAATTAGCCGGTCGAGGTCGGCAATCTTGACAAGGCGGACTCGACCGATCTTTGCTGGCTTGAGCTTCCCGCACTCGATCCACCGATAGAGTGTGCGAAGTCCGATGGAGGCGTATGCCGCCGCATCCTCTGGGCGAAGATAGGCGGGTTTCATTGGCGCAGGACTGCTCGTCGAATGAACTCGGAGAGGGAGAGTCCCGTCCGCTTTGCTTCCCGCTTTGCCCAAATCGCGAGTTGCTTTTCGAGGCGGATGGATAGTGGGGTTCGGCATGGTTTCATTTTGTGGTTACTAAAACCTTTTCCAAAAAAAATTCGACTTGCCTGCTGGTCGGTCGTTTCCCAAGTCGAGCTTCACTTCTTATTTTTTCGACCAGTTCTCTTGGAAGCCGAATGGCGAATAGAGTCTTTGGTTGCTTGCGCGATTTGGAAGTAGTCTTCTGGTGTGAGGATGGTTTTTCTTGTTGCATGGGTGAGTGTCTCTTCAATGAAAGCAGTGATGGTTAATCCACGAGTTTTTGCCGCCCTTCGGACTCTCATCGCGAGAGTTCTTGGCACATAAAACCCAATCACCTCTTTGTCTGGTGAGTGTTGATTCGGCATGGGGTGTATTCCTAATTGTGGTTACTAAAACCAGCAACACAATTTTTTTGAAGGTTTCTATTTTTTGTTGTTTTTGTACTTGACTCCCGCATGGAGACTGGCTCGGCGGGCGATTATTTTTTTTTGGCTTTTTGAACTTCCGACAATTTCCTGCGAATAATTTCGGTCATGTTTGTGCCTTCTTTTTTGGCGAGGGCGGCAAGCATCTTGCGTTCCTCGGGGAGTAGCCAGATGGCGATCCTCGTCTTCTTGGGGTCTCTTTGGTTTGGCATTAGATTTTGGTCGCAATGTATGCGCCCCTCGTTTGATCTCCGCGCCGTGCGTCGATTTTCTCCCACGCCTTTATGGTCATGGTGATCGATTTGGTTGCTGATTTGCGCCCCGTGCCAGTTCCTTCGGGGCGACCCGCGCCCTTCCTCGC